ACTCTATACTTAAGGAAATCTTCTATTACAAAATTCTTCTTAATTGCTTTAATTAAATTATACTTCTGTCTATTTAAAACAGATTCATTTAATTTAACTCGTTCTTTTAGAATAATATTTAAAAATTCAGATGCTTTATAATCAGAATCAAAGTTTTCATCAATAAATAGTTTATACAATCTAAGTTCTTTAGATAGTTCTGTACTTTTACCAAAGTGCTCTTTAATAATTTTAGTCGCCAAAGAATCTTTATTATTCAAAGTATCAGTAGCAATTTGCCTAACTAATAATTCAAATAGTATTCCTGTATTTTTGTACTTACTGTGTTTTAATTTCTTCATCTATATCACCTCTAATTTTGGTAGAGTAACCTATATTTTGTTAATAAATATCTTAATTATCAGAATTCAGTATATTTTTCTCATCTAATAATCCATCTGATGCTTTTAAAGTATCATCTGATAGGGATTCTAGTATAATTTTCTTTGTTTTTACTTTACTTTTCATACGACTAACAACTGCATCAATTTGTTCTTGATTTATAACTGAGTGAGCGTTGTATCTTTCGTTTTTAGTAGGTCTGTTTGCTATATTCCCTAATGGGTCTCTACCAAATGGATTATCATCCGTTTTATAATTACCCGGTTCTTTAGGTCTACCAGCTCCATCGAATCCACCTTCAGGTGCTCCACCTCTATTCTCACCAAATGGATTGTTACCACTATCATCACCACCTTCTTGTTGAGTTAGTGCTGCTAAATCATGTGGAGTACCAAATGATTCTCCAGTCTTAACTGGGTCATTACCTTCAGTTTCAATTTGTTCGTGTCTGAATCCTAGCTTCAGGTCATTGATAACTTTAAATTGTTCTTCTTTCCACTCATCTTCACTCATATTAAAGATGTTTTTGTAAACCCATTCTTGAGATACCATTTTTAAATCTTTGATATCACTTGCTAATGTTACTTTTTCAGACCAAAGGTTTGCTTTCTCTTGCTCATAGATAATAGATGGAGTAGTAAGTTCTAATTCAAAGTTTACTAACTCATCATCTGTATAACCTTGTGCATATAAGTGTACAATTGCTATCTTAGTTAATTCCGATAATACAATCTTTTGAATTCTTTCTACAGAACGAGCAAATCTAATATCTTCTTGTGCTAATGTTGCTTTACCTTCAACACCTTCTTCGTATCCAATAAATGCTTTTGGAACTTTAAGTGCTGCTAACATTCTATTCTTTAGGTATTCAATATCATCAATACCACCGAACTCCATTCCACTTAGGGAATCAATCTCAGTACCACTCTGTCCACCCCTAACAGGTAGATAGTAATCTTCCATCATATTCTGCATATTGAATTTAAGATTATACTCACCTGTAGATTCATCTACATATGGTACTTTCTTCATCTGGTCGATGATATTCGCCATATACGAATCAACTTCTGCAGGTGGAATGTTTCCGATATCAATTTTGAAAATTCTCTTTTCAGGCGCTCTCATAATTCTATGAATCATCATCGCATCTTCCATAAGAGTTAATTGTTTCCAAGTCTTTCTAGCTCCTTCTAATAGTGAACGACCATACGGAAGGAAGTTAGTATCAGTAAGTAATCTAAAGTGAGCTACTTGAAATGATTCTAAAAACTTAGTGTTGTTTCTTTGTGAGATTGCATTTGTGTTTTGTTCTTCAACCTCAAATCTAACTGAATATGGATTATCTAAATCATATCCTTCTTCTCTACGAGTTTCATATGTAGATAATGGTTGTGCGTTTACAACACCTAACTCATCATCAATATCTAAATAAAGATAGTAATCACCATATTTGTTCATACCTCTTACCCAAGACCATAAGTTGAACTCAATGTTCAATACATCATAGAATAAGTTGTGTAATGTTTTCTTTAATTTCTCATCAGATGATTTGATACGAATTACATCACCCATATCATTTTTAAGTGTACATTCATCTGAGTATATATCTAATATAGATGAGATAATAGAATCCTTATCCATTGCCTCATAATCTGTATATAATTCTAATTTGTTCGAATGGTAGTTAAATCTTTCATTGTATGTTTGCCAATTCTTTCTTGAGTTAGAACCATGCAATCTTCCATACCTATCATAGTATGCTGAACCTCTACGATTACCATCTGCTTGTAATCGTGAAGAATCCACTACTTTTAATTTGTTTTTACCGACTCTTCTAACAACTACCTGAGTTGAGAATAATCTCTTTAATCTACCGAATAACGAAGTATCTGCCATAATTTATTTCTTTTATATAGTACTACAATTTATAAATATACAAAAAATATTTTTAATATCCAAATTTTATAGTAACCAACTTATATCCTCATCACCCCTACCAGTATTAATCTTCCAAGCATCCTTAGCTCTTTGTGGAGTGGTTTTAAATACACCTGAATTTTTTGATGTAAATTCTAATGCCCTTTTATTTAAATCAATACCTTGCTGTCTGAGTTTTAATGCTGTATCTCTAACCCATAATGATGTTGAAAACGATATTGTTAAATCATCATTGTACCCTTGTTGAGCTTCAGCTCTACTACCATTCCATATAAAAACAAAAAGTTCATCAATCAATCGTTTAGACCGAATAATAGGAACTCTTTCTCTCATATAAGTATCTAATTTTGAGATAACCAATGGACGTGTTCTACTTGTCATTGAGAAGCCAGGTACCATTTGTGATTTATCTTTTAAATCATATCCCTTTTGTAGATGGATATCGTTATCTGTATAACCGAATTCTTTATATGAATAATATAGATTAGTATAATTTCTATCTATTGCTTCTTGGATTACTGCCCATCCAATGTTTGCATTCTCAATCACTAACAATGCATCATTCCATTCGGTTGCAACATTCACCAACATATTACCATAATGTTTAGTTTCAATTTTACCTTTGTACTCTGCCACTTGTTCTACAGTTTCTACATCGATAACGTGAAATGCTGAATAATCAGCCCCATCACCTCTCGCAACATCGGCAACTACTACATAATCTTTTGTATAGTTTGGCTGTTGCCAAATCCAATAGTTACCATCGAACCCCCTTCTCTCTACAGGTTCTTGTACGTGGGTTTCTTCATACCATTGTAGAAGTTGTCCATCTACGACTGTATAACCAGATGATATAAAATCACAATCACATTCTTGTGATGCCATCTTCTCACCTAAGAGTTGAGTTTGTTCCTCTCTCCACTTTTGGTTTCTTTCAGGATGTACAGTCCAATGAAGTTTGATTGGATTCCAACCATCCTTTTGTTCACCCTTTTGCCAAGTTTTATGAAAGAAATTACCAACACCATTTGGAGTTGATAATACGATTGCTTTACCACCAGTTGATAATGTAGATTGAGCCGATGCCCAAATCTCATCAACCCCTTTGATAAAAGCAGCCTCATCAATAATCAACATTGATAATGCTTCAGAACGACCTGCATCACCACTTGCTGATGTTGCTTTGATTGTTGAACCATTTCGTAATCGTAAGGATAGTTTGTTATCTTCTTCGGTATCACCTCTTAACCAACTCGGTAAGTTCTCATGCATATACCTAACCTTAGTAACTAAGTTTTTAGCTACCTCTTGTTTGGTTGCAATTACCAATATGTTTTTATCTTCGTGAAATAACATCATCCATAAAGAATAACCTGCGGATAATGTTGAGATACCTAACTGACGTGATTTAAGGATTACATTGAATCTGTGGTCATCCAACTCACCCATCACATCTTCTTGAAATGGGTATAAATCAAAAAGTATCTTACCTCTTTTTGGGTGTTGAATGTAACAATACTTCTTAAAGAAGTAAACTGGGTTTTTAGCACATTTAACGTACTCTTCCCTAATAAGTTCTTTTATGTTCTTGCTCATTTCTTTCCCAATTTCCAAAGAAACTGAGTAGATATGATTGGTTGAAATTGGTCGTTTAATCCAATACCTAATCCAAACGCCTGCTTCTTTCTTGTTCTGTATAATATAGAACCACCAACATAATTAAATTGTTTTGTTGTTCCATTCAATCCAAATCCTATATAGAATTCTCTTGGATTTATATATTCAGTTTGAGTTACAGTAGTTGTAGGTATTATAATCTCTGATTCAACTAACCTATTAAAGAGTGTGTTTTTCCATATTGTATCTGTGATGGTTACAAACCCTAATGAATCTAATTCAATCTTATCAACAAACACATTTTTAGCGTAATAATCTTTTAGAACTTCTAAAGTATCAATTGGAGTATTTACT